ATCGACATAGAATAATGAGGCACCAATGAGTTTATACATAATAGCTGAAATCGGCAGTAACTGGCTAAACGACAAGGGCGAGCGTAACTATCTTGAGCAAGTAAAGATGGCTAAAGAATGCGGTGCCGATGCAGTTAAGTTTCAGCTGTTAAGTTACAAAGAGCTTTACGGTGTCGATAAACCAGGCAACACGCTAGATAAATACAAGCTACGCCGCGAAGAAATCAAGCTAATATCCAAGCACTGCAAGAGTATTGGGATAGACTTTTTATGCTCGGCTTTCTCAGAAGATGGTTATAAGTTTGTTGATCAGTTTGTCCACATGCACAAGATCGCGTCAAGTGAAGCAACCCACACGGATTTAGTAAACTACGTGTTAAGTCTCGGCAAGTACGTGATGATTTCTATTGGTGGCTTGACGTCTGGTAGTATAATCAAACTGGTTAATAATCCTTTACACGCTCAGATTGTTCTTGCCGAGTGTGTTCCGAAGTACCCAGCAAGTATCTTTGATTATGATTTTGATATGATCGGCAGCATAGAAATTATTTCTGAAAACGAAGTAGCCTTTTCTGATCACACGATTGGCAGCGATGCCGCGATGATCGCCAAGAATATGGGCGTCGAGATCTTTGAAAAGCACGTAGACTTCCTTGGCTCTACTAAAAACCCAGACAGTGCAGTTAGCATAAACGCGTCTGAGTTTAGAAATTATTGCAGTAGGCTTAAATCGTCGCCTAAATTTAAGCGAGCGTCTAATCCAAGCCGGCGCAGAAAACTGGACCATGGTTTCTTTAGGCCAGAGCCAGGGTGAATTACAAGCTTCACAAATTTCAATCTCTTGCTTTTAACTCGACTAAACCGATCATAGTAACCACTTCGGGAATTCAAGGAGGCAAGACAACTGTAGGTGCGTTGTATCTAGGCAACGCTGCTTTTACTATCTGCAAGCCTACCGACAATCTTTTAATCGTTGCTCCCGACTATAAGACACTACAACAGGCCACATTGCCCAAGTTTATGGAGATCTATGGTAGCTATGGAAAATATTTAAAGGGTGAACAAAAGTTTGAGTTTTATAACGGGGTTACCTGCTTCATCCGGACACTTGTGAAGAACCCAAACGCAATTGAGGGTATCACTAATGTCAAACGAGTGTGGTTAGATGAAGGTGGTTTAATATCCAGGTATGCTTGGGAAAACGTAATGGGCCGCGCAGCTTTTGAAGAAGCGCAGACAATAATTACTACGACACCTTATGCACTTAACTGGCTTTTCGAGATATGGAAAGATTGGAAAAAAGGTAAGCGTGACGACGTCGATTTCATTGCGTTTCGCTCGATAGATAATCCCTACTTTCCCAAGAAAGAATACGAACGACAAAAAGGACTACTCGATCCCCGACGTTTTGCTATGAAATACGATGGCATCTTCGGGCAAATGGAGGGGTTAGTTTACGATTGCGTACAATATACCAACGTCAAAGCCATGCCAAAGGGAACCACTTACTATGCTGGGGTTGATTGGGGTTACAACGATCCTTTTGTAATTGTGATCCGAGCTATAACTCCGCAGGGTATACACTACCGCGTCGGTGAGTTTTATCAATCGGGTCTAACGATGTCCGACATTGTCGAGATCTGCAAATCTAGAAAGCAAATCTATAACATCAAGATGTTTATCTGTGATCCTTCGCGACCTGATTCAATCGAGGAGTTGAATCGAAACGGTTTAACTGCCATCGGTGGTAAGAATAATATCAGGTCGGGCATCGACGAGAATATTAGATTGTTTCGGGAAGGAAAATTCTTCATTGTTAAAGAAGATAACCCAATGGGTGTCGACGAGTATAACACGTACCATTACCCGGAAAGAAAAGAACTTAAGATAGACGATGACTCGAAAGATCAACTCCCCGTTGACTCGAACAACCACGGTTGCTTTAGTCGAGGGACTTTCGTTAAAACTATAAGGGGTGAAATTCCGATTGAACATGTGGTGGCAGGTGATTCTGTATTAACGCCTCTTGGCCGCAGTAAAGTGTCTTGGTCTGGGATAACCGGTATTAGATCTATCTATAGAATGCACTTCAGCAATGGCGTCTATATAGACTGCACTAGGGAGCACAAGTTCTACCAACACAAAAAGGGCTTTGCTCAGTTGTCTATCGATAGTATGGTATCAGCATGCAACAAGAACACATCATATTTGAAAATACTAAATACCGTTGGGATGGTTCCTATTTTGTGCCTATTGGGGGTTGTGCTCAAGGCAGGCAGAGGTTGCATCGCGCTGTTTGGGTTTCTTATCACGGCTCTATCCCAAAAGGCTTCCACGTTCATCATCGAGATGGTGACAAGCGCAATAACGATATATCAAATCTTGAGTGTTTATCTAACTCGGACCATCAAGAACTACACAAAGCTGCGGCAAGAGAACGAGGGCGTAGCGAGAAAAGTCTTAAACATCTTGCGAGCATTAGAGATAAATCAAAAACTTGGCATCGCAGTGAAGAAGGTCGGGCGTGGCATAGCACGCATGGTAAAGAAATCATGGCAAACCGCGAGTATCTTGATAAAACGTGTAAATACTGCAATAAAGACTACAAAACTAAAAGCTTTAAGGCCATGTATTGCTCGAACAATTGTAAGTCTAACTACCGACGCAAAGCTGGAGTTGACGATATTAGCGTCCAATGTCTGGTATGCAGCAAATGGTTCACAAAAAACAAATACGATAGAAAAGAATCTTGTAACTCTACTTGCGGCTCAACGCTTGCGATCAGTAGAAGAGGTTTATAATCTCACTGTAGATAATGGGTGTTTCTATGCTAACAACATTTTAGTTAGCAACTGCGATAGCGATAGATATGTAACGATGTATCTTGAAAATGCTGTAACAAATATGAAAACTCCTTTCGTTCCTGAAGCCACTTCAATGCCTCGAGCAAGCCTAGCTCGTTTAAAATGGTTGAAGTCCGGTGGATCTTCGCGTAATAATTAATCATCCCTGAGAAACAACTAAATATCGATGAGTAAAAATATGGCAACGTACGATTACGCGTGTTCGAAATGTGAGCACGCCGAATTGATAACGAAATCTATTTCGGCGTATAATGATCCTGAGCACTGTCCCAAATGCAAAACTGAGATGAATAGACTGATTAGCAAGACTTACTTTTATGGTGAGAAGGTTGAAGAATCGTACTTTAACCATGGTCTTGGTCAAGTCGTGAGAAATTCTAAGCACGCTGCGGAGATCGCCAGAAGCAAGGGCTTGATCGAAGTAGGCAACGAAAAAGTCCATGAAATTCCACAACATATACCCTACGAGGTTTAAATGCCGGAGACGAACAAAACAGGCGAAGGCTCGAACAATCCCGATGCGATGAATCAATCAACGGCAGATTTAAAGATCGTTCGCATGGTCGAGGAGATGTTTACAGAAGCAAAATCTTGGCGTCGAAAGTTTGATGTTGATTGGATAGAAAACCACAAGTTCTTGCGCGGCAAGCAGTGGAAAGACAAACGACCTTCTTATCGGCATTCAGAGGTTTTGAATTTCACTCATGCTGCCGTTCAAACAATAATCCCGATTCTAACTGATGCACGACCGAACATTGAAGCACTGCCCGAGGAAGCTAGCGACCTTGAGTTTGCCGACCTCATGACTCAAATACTGCGCTCTAAGTGGGACCGAGAAGTATGGGGTGAGAAGGTTGCCGAGGCTATTATAGATTCTGCAACTGTAGGATCGGCGATATCAAAAATTAGTTGGAACCCTGATCTACTCGACGGTCTAGGCGATATCGAGTTTAAAGTCATCGACTACATGAATTTCTATCCTGATCCCAGAGCCACGGACATTAATGATGGGATTGGTCGTTTTGTCATTGAAGCAACGCCGACTAATGTTCAAGAAGTAAAACGAAGATTCCCCAAAAAAGCTAAATCGATTAAAGGCGACGTCTCAAGTCTTGACGATGCAAAGACCGCGCGCCTTGACCTGCACGATGTTCGGGTAAGATCTGCCGTTGATAATCAAACTTTGGTTCATGGCGAGACACCTCGTGACGATTCAAACAAAGACCAAGTTTTACTTATCGAGTGTTGGATGGACTCCGACGAGATCGTCGAGAAAGAAATCGAGCAGAAAGACAAAGAAGGCAAGATATCCAAAGCATTCCAGCAAGTTAAGAAGTACCCGCGGGGACGTAAGATTCTCATAGCCAACGGCGTCTTGCTTGAAGACCTACCCAATCCTTATAAGCACGGTAAGTTTCCTTACACAAAGAACGTCGATTATATTCAGCCGCGTGAGTTCTGGGGTATGGGCGAAGTAGAGCAGCTCAAGGGTCCTCAAATCATGATTAATAAGATCATTTCTTACATGATGGACACGATGATAATGATGTCAAACCCTCTCTGGATGGTGCCAACTGGATCTGGTGTCGAGACTGACAACCTGATCAACAAGCCTGGATTGATCGTAGAATATTCTGGAGAAGAGCGACCGCACCGCGAGCAGGGTGTTAACATGCCGGCTTTTATCACGCAAACTTTCGATCGTCTCGTTAATCTTTTTGACAAAATATCTGGTGTGCACGATGTCTCCCAAGGTGTTGCGCCTAGCGGATCGAGCGGCATAGCAATTGATCTACTTCAAGAAGCTGCACAAACCAAGTTGCGGCTCAAGGGACGTAATATCGACGGTTGGCTAACGAAGTCAGGTCAACTTATGTCGTCTTTAGTGCTGCAATTCTATGAGACTCCTCGTGTAATTCGGCTCACAAATGACGAGGGTGCCGCTAATTTCTTTAAGTTTGCGGTAGACGAGATCGAAAACGAATCGGGAGAAATCGAGCAAGTAGCTACCGTAGAAGAGTCTGTCCCCGATGGACAGGGCGGCATCATAAAACAACTCAGGCAAGTAGCGATCAAGTCCAACCTTGACTTAAGAATTTCTACCGGGACCGAACTACCTTTAAGAAAAGCTAAGAAGGCAGAAAACGCCAAGGAATTATTTGCTCAAGGAATCATCGGTGCCAAAGAGCTGCTTGAAGCAATCGAGTGGCCGAACCCCGAGCGCACGGCAATGGAGTACGAGAAACGACAACAAGCAGCAGCCCAAGCGGAATCCGAGGCACAAGCAGCCGAGCAACAAGCGGCACAACAACAACAACAACAAGCATCTGCCGAAAGTCAGCAGCTTGAATTGGTTAAACAAGGCGCGCAACCACCAAGGGTGTAAATTGCGTGCAATATGAGGGATTTTATGAGTGAAGCAGCATTAGAAACAACCGCACCGGTTATCGACACAGAAAAACTCTACAACGACGCAATGGCACCTGAAGCTCCCATGGAGAACCCGACGGAAGAAATAGCGTTATCGAAGAGAGTTGATAAATCGGAAGCAGAACGAAGTTTCCTAGATTTAGATCTTGATGCCGAGTATGGAATTAAACATGACGGCAAAGAGCAAGCCTTGACGGGGAAAAAATTTAAAGATTATGCGCAGAAAGGTTTTGATTACGAGCAAAAGATGCACGGTTTTAAATCTGAGCGTGAACAATGGGAAACAGAAAAGCAATCGTTTGAGACTGAACGCGAGCAGTTTCAACGACAGACAGAAGAGATCCAAAACTACGATAAGTTTTTGCGTGAAAACCCGGCGATCTTTCATGAAATACAGCAAAAATTTAATCAGTATGGCGGACAACAACAGAATCAACAGTTTATAGATAATCCAAGTCAACTAATTGCTTATCCTGAGAAGCAAGATCCTAGGCTAGCTCAATTGCAACAGACTGTCCAATCACTGCAAGATAGATTGACGCAAGAGGACCAAGTTAAAGCCCAGGCAGACGAGCAACAAAAGGAACAGCAACTAGATAGCAGCATTAAAGAATACCGGGAGAAATTTGATCACTTCAACTGGGAAAAGCAAGACGAGTTCGGGTACACGCTAGAGCAGCAAGTATTAAATCACGCTATCGACAAGGGGTTGAAAGACTTTAAATCAGCGGCCAATGATCTTTTATTTGATGAACACTTAAAGTTTGCCCAAATGAATGCGAGTGAAAAAGCAGCGAAAAAGTTACAAGACCAAAACAAACTAGGTTTAGGCAAGATCTCGGCAACACCGATGTCGCGTAAAGGTTCTGGGACGCCGAAAGGTGCCGACATGAGTTGGGATGCGGCGCGCGCTGAGATTAAAGCTGAATATGGAATTTAAATTTAAATAATGGGGAGAGACTTCCATGGCTCTTACTTTTGGAGAGATTTCGGCAATAACCGAGGATAAATTTATGCCGCGGTTGGTCGATAATATTTTTAACAAAAATGCAATTTTGATGGAATTAAAGAAGCGCGAAAAGGCACAAACAGGTGGTGACACGTGTATGGTTCCACTAAATTACGCGGTCAACGGTGCCGGAGGTTGGTACGCAGGCGCTGAAACCCTAGACACTTCTGACAGTGACGTAATCACGGCAGCTCAGTTCGATTGGAGGCAGCTCTATGAAAACATTTCTATCACTAGAAGTGACGAGCTAAGAAACTCGGGCGATGCGGCTAAGATTAACTTTGTTCGTTCTAAGATGGAAATTGCTGAGAAGACGATCCGTAATCGTTTGAACACGGCTATTTTCAATACTGGTTCCGACACGAAGCAAATTGCTGGTGTTAATGCTTTTCTTTCTACTTCTGCAGCCTATGGTGGAATTAGCCAGTCAAATTACTCGTGGTGGGGTGCTCAAGTTGATAGTTCTACTACAACTTTGACTATTACTGCTATGCAAAGTCTTTGGGGTGATTGTTCTGAAGGTACTGAGCATCCTGATTTCTTGGTTTGTGATCAAGACATGTACGATCGCTACTATGCGTTGCTAACGCCTCAACAAAGATTTTCGGATGATTCCATGGCGAAGGGCGGCTTTAAGTCGTTGCTTTTCAACGGTGTACCGGTTGTAGTTGATGCGGCTGCTCCTGCCGGAGATCTATACATGCTCAACCTAGAATATCTTCACTTAATGCCTCATAAAGACGAAAACTTCCGTTTTGAGCCATTTATGAAGCCTATAAATCAGAACATAAAAGTAGCAAAAATTTTATGGATGGGCGTACTTGCATCATCTAACAATCGACGTCACGGTAAACTTGACGCGATCACAGCTTAATTAAAGGAGTTTGTAATGGGTTTTTTTGGTGCAGCTCCGGTTCGTTTCGGGGTATCGATTTCTGGTGTTACTACCACGCTTGGTGTTAGTCGTGATCCTGAATTAGGAACAAAAATAATGGACAACGGTAACACGTACCGATTTGTCTACAATAGTGGTGGAAGCTCGATTACTCAGAATAAAGGTTGCGTTTTAGCATCTGGTGCTTCTGGGTATTCTGTTTCTGTATCTTCAGTAATTGGTGTCGATGCTTTATTCGGTGTAGCTGCAAACAATGCGATTGCTTCTGCCGAGTACGGTTGGGTAATGACCAATGGCTTTACCGACGTCGAGACGGTTTCCAATGTTGTTTCGGGCAGTTTAGCTTTTCTCGGAACTGATGGTCAATTTGCTGATCCAACGGCAGCGGGTGCTACTGCGCCAACTGGTGTTCCTTGTGCGATGATTCAAGAGCAAACAGCCGCTTGTGGTGCTGCTAAAGCATACATAAAAGGTTGGGGTTAATTTTACTTTGGGGGGACAAGTCGTCCCCCCTTTTTCATTAAACATTTTCTGAGGATTGTATGAGAAAAATGATCGAGATGGATCTAGAGCTGATGCCCTATATCCAAACACCAGAACAAGACGCCAAGCAATTGTATGGTAATGCGTGTTCAAACGACGAGGTAACTGTCGAATCTTGGCGAGACATTTGGATCGATCAAACGAGGGAGAACCACAAGCTTTTTGGTCCTTTTAAAGATCGTAATGTGGGTTCTCTTTTTGGTAAGCATCAAGGCGGATCTTGCCTTGTAGCTGGTGCTGGTCCTTCGTTGGCTAACAACATCGAAGACCTTAAAAACAAGGGTGATATACCTTTAATCTCTGTGCTTCACAATTTCCACTATATGATCGATAATGATATCAAAGTTGATTATTTTGTAAATTTGGACGCTGGTAAGGATATTACTCTTGAGGAAGTTTCTGAGGGTGGCGAGCACGACCACGACTATTATCTTGAGAAGTCCAAGGACTATACACTTCTGGCTTTTGTTGGCAGTAGTCCTAAGCTTTTGAAGGCTTGGCAAGGGGAAATACTTTTCTTTAATGCACCGATCCCAGATAAAAGGATCACCGATGCGATTGAAGAGATAGAACCCTTACACACATTCGTATCTAACGGCGGTAACGTCTTGGGCGCTTGTGTTTACCTTGCTAAAGTGATGGGTGCAATGAATGTAGGTTATCTGGGAGCTGACCTATGTTTTAGTTACACAAAGAAGTTTCATCCTTGGAAAAGTAAGTATGATGAAAAGTTGGGCAAAGCTAATCGAGTGTTAGACATTTTCGGAAACAGCGTGTTCACTTGGCAGTCATACCATAACTTTAAAAGCTGGTTTGAGTACGTTTCATTAGTTGTCCCAGGGATATGGATCAACTGCACAGAAGGCGGCACGTTAGGTGCTCACCATACAGGAAACATCATGTCCATCCAACAATGGACGCTTAAACATTTTATCAATGCATATACATTAAACAAGGGTATCGAGTATCAGTATAAAAACCCGTCAAACGGTAAAGATCCTAAAGATCAAAATTTGTCACTACTTTTCTAGAGGTAACAAGCATGGCTTATACAGTAACACTAAATAAGAAGACAGTTCACGGCGACCAGCGTTGTCATCAGTATTTAATTGCTGCCGATGGTGCTACTGAAATAATTGCGACAGGACTAAATTTTATCGACGGCGTCGCGACCGCACCGAAGTCTATGGCTTCGTCTCCATTCAGTGTTTCAGCTAACGAGGGCTTAGCTGGTACTGCAATAGCTGGAAGTATTGGTGTAACTGGAGTGGCATCAGGCGATGATTTCTACATGACTGTTTGGGGACGATAATGAGTATTCCACAAAAACACTTTATCGTAACGATGGTGGCGGCTGGAACTCTTACGCCGTCGATCGATCTTGGTCGGACGTGGGAAGAGATAACACTTGAAGTTCCCAGTATGGCGAGCGCTTCTGACTTCTTTATTCAGGGTTCTATTTCGGGGACTACCGGGACGTTCAGGCGCATCATGCATCCGATTCCTAACACATCAAGTATTCAAGCTAACGACGTGGACATAGGTAGTGCGGTAACTAATCGTATGATCCCTATCCCATCGCAGTTTCAATATTTGCAACTAGAGGCCTCCACGGCTAACGCGGCGGCTCTAACATTTAACATTATATGTAGAAATTAAAGTGAGGGTTTTATGAGTAGTAAAGTTTGGAACAGATCGAACACGATTCACAGCGAAGAGTATCAAGGCAAGATGTATGCGATCAATCCCGGCAGTTACGTCGAGATGGATGAATCTTCGGCTAAGAATTTTGTTGGCCAATACTTTTCAGGCCAAAAAAAGCTAGAGATTGTTCACGATCCCGAAGAATTTGCGGCGAAGAGAGATCAGCCGATCAGGTTTAAGAGCAGCATCGGCGACAAATCGTTTCGAACTAAGCAGGGTCTTATCGACTACGAAAAAAAAATTGAGGCCGGCATTGACGCGCCTGATGAAGAAGTCAAATCGAAACAAAAGTTTGTCTATCAGTTGACGGGTCAAGAGTTTGATTCCCAAAGTGAATTGGACGCTTTTATCAAAAGTGAAGGCACAAAAAATGGAAAAAAACAGAAATCAAGGGTTTCCGGTTGAGGCGAGCAATCAGTTTGTAAAAGTATGCGGGGTTGAGAAGGATTTATCTAGTCTGAGCAGCCCGAAGTCTCCAGTTAGGATGACCGGCAAGTGGAATTTCAAGCTTTTCGACGGCGCGATGAATCTCAAGCAGGTCAACGAAGGCTACAACGTTATCACAACTGCGGGTACAGAATTTCTTTCCAGTTTTTTTAATTCAGCGGCAACGGCTGCTTCTACGTTTACCATGAGATACATAGCTTTAGGCACCGACGCAACTGGCGAAGCGGCATCGGATACGGCACTAGGTGTTGAGATTTCAAGGCATACCGCTGTTGTTTCTAATAATTCTAGCTCAATTTTTGAGATTGTAGCCACTTTTGCTCCGGGATCTGGAACAGGTGCGATTGCCGAGTACGGTTTGTTTTCGAGCAACACGGCGGGAACGATGTTAAGTCGCGACACCGAGCCGGTCATCAACAAGCAAGCGAGCGATACTTTAGAAGTCACGGCACAGATAACACTTAGCTAAGGGTTTTAGAATGAGGGGTTATTGGTGGCTACTTTTACGGTTTCAATTTCAAATAACTTGTTGGTTTATGGTGCCAGTGATCCTAGCTTTTGGGGGAGTATGGTATGGGGAGAAGATTTTTGGGGGGTTGATGCGGATCTTGATTTCTGGATAGGCAAGGGCCTAGCAAACACTCTTGCCTCGACGGATGCTTATTCGAAGTCGATGACTAAAGGTGATCCGATTGCTAACACTCTTAATCATACGGATGCTTATTCGAAGTTTACGACCAAGGGCAATCCGATTGCTAACACTCTTAATGCCTCAGATGGTTTTACATTCTGTAGACTTGACGGTGTTTTTAAGTTTGTTAGACCGAGCGATAAGGCAGTAGACAACTTCGGCAAAGTCTCGGACGGCAGCAGTAGCTTTACGACGTTTGTAGCAACCTCAACAGTTTGGACGGCACTATGACTCCATTACAGATAGAAACATTCGCAAGAAGATTAATGAACGCCGAGAGTTCGCAGTTTTGGTCACAAGCTGAAATCATAGAAAACTATCTCTATACTTGTGCGCTAGAGCTAGCGACGGAAACCCTTTGCATACAAAACCGATACACAACGCCTTCGGTAGCTAGTCAGCAAGAGTATACAGTACCTAGTCGGATGATCTCGGTACTTAGGGTTGACTATAATGGCGAGAAGTTAAAGCCGATCTCTTTTAAGCAGCTTGATAGTATCGATTTAAACACCAACACGACAACGACAGGTACTCCACAGTATTACTATCACTTCGACGATGTTTTCGGGTTGTTTCCTGTGCCCGATACGGCAGCGTTAACGATAACGATCCATTCCTACGACGAGCCTAGTCAGACGACAGCGGCGTCAACGCTTGAGATCCCGACTAGATACCACAACTATCTTGCTCAGGGGGTTGCTTATCTCATGAGTCTAAAAGAATTGGGTCATCCGAACACGGCTCACTTCGAGCGTAAGTGGGCGCAAGCGATCTTTAAAGTCAAACGCACAGAACGAGGGCTTAAGAATCGAGACACATTTAATCGGGTGATCCGAGAAGAAGACCTACCCCAAACATATTTGGGAGCTAATTAATGGCAGGTATTTTCAGAAAAATCAACAAAATGGAATCTTTCGACGGCGGGCTTAACAGCAAGTTTGAGCCGCAGATGATCGAAGAGATCGAGAGTCCTGATTGTCTTAATATTTCTTTTAATGATTTGGGAGCGGCGCAAACCAGGAATGGTTTCACACAGTTTAACACAACAACGGTAGGGTCTTTTGGTTGTGACGGCTTATTTTCTACAAAGTTTAATAATGGCGCGAGCACGATGGTGGGCTTTTATAACGGCTCAATGTTCGCAAATGCGACATCAACCTTTATTACCGTGGCCAGTGCTCAAAGTATCTATTCTGCTGGCGAGCGTGTTGATTTTGGCATGTATCAAAACCTGGCCTTTTTCGGGACAGGTGGCACACCGTACAAGTATTCTGGAACAGAATTTACGCGGATGGGAATTCCACAGCCTAACTCGGGACCAACGGCCAGTGGTACGAGCGCAGGAACGATCACTGGCGACTATCGATACAAGATCTCCTACGTCAACACCTTTGCGGTTGAAGGCGACGTATCGACGTTTACAGCAACGATCGCAGCGGCTTCACAAGTAGTAGGACTAACATCCTTGCCGGTTGCGCCTCAAAGTTTTGGTGTTGCCGAGCGGAATATCTACAGAACAGAAAGCAGCGGTACGGCATACAAGTTTCTAGCGACGATTGGCGACAACACGACGACAACATATTCTGACAATGTAGGTGATTCTGACTTGGGTGTTGCAGCGCCTACGGATCAAGCCGAGCCGCCTAACTTTAACATCATGAAGGTATTCCAAGAGCGGATCTTTATGGTCGACACGGACACGGCTCCGCAGATTGTTTATTACTCGCAATTGGGTGATCCATTTGTCTCGGAGGCAACGAATTTTGTTAAAATATCGGATGGTGATGGTGAAAACATTGTTGGCCTTGGGGTGCATAGTAATTCTCTCGTTGTCTATAAGACGAATTCTATCTGGATTATCTATATGCCGGATACTTCTCCCGCAAATTGGTTGGTAGTTAAAACCGACGCGAAGTATGGCGCTGGGAGTCATCGAGCGGTTGTAGACTATGAAGGTTTACAGATGTTCCTTGGTCAACAAAACACGAAGATAACCGGGTTTTATGCTTTTACAGGTCAATCGATTCAGCCAGACGCTACCTTCTTAACGACCTCGACGTTGGTTCAAGATTCAAAGTCAGAAAAGATCGAGCCGGATATTTTTGATTACGAAGAAAGCGCGGCTAAGAATGTTCACGGTGTTCTATATAAAAACAAGCTATGGTTCACGGTGCCAAAAGGTTCAGGCCAATCTACAAACAATCGGGTTTATACTTTTGACTTTGTGCGTCGCGATAGGAGTAGAGCAACTGGCGCTTGGATACCGCACACAGGTATTGAAGCGGCGATGTTTGTCATTCATGGCGGCAAGCTTTACTTTGCCGAGTCGGCGGCTAGTGGGATTGTCCACCAGCTTGAAGATGGTACTTATACTGATAATGGTGCAGCGATAAACTCTTATATGTGGACTAAAGAATTCGAGGGCGTACCGTCTGACGCTGATTATGAGAAAGATTTCAGGTTTGCTAACTTCATAGTCGAGAAGCTGGGCGCTTGGTTTATGAACATCTCGCACCGGGTTGATTCTGATCAAGGCTCGGGTGATCTCGTAAACGTCAACTTGCAATCGGGTAACTCCTTATGGGGTACGATGGTTTGGGGGGTTGACAATTGGGGTGCTGGTGGCATCAGGGAAAACGTCAAGGTGGATCTTTTGGGCAAGGTAGGAAAAAGGGTGCAATTTAAGTTTGACAATCAAAACACTGCGGGCCAGGGCTTCAAAGTGATACGTGGTAACTTTTACTATAACAGAAGGGGACTAAGATAATGGCTGTTGGTCAACCAGTAGATGAATTTGAGTTGATGCGCCGACGTATCAAGTCTCAAGGTGTTCAGCAAGGTCAACAAGCGCAGCGTGAGACTAAGCGGCAGTTTGCGCGTGGTGGTCAGTTACAATCGGGTGCATTTATTAAGCAGTCTCAGAATGTTCGTGAAGCGCAGGGCGAGCAAACCCAACAAGCGCTTGAGGGAGTGGACATTAATGAGGCGGCGGTTTTAAGACAACAGCGTGAAGCAGAGAATCAGCGTCAATTCCAAACCAGTGAGCGATTGG